GGGCTGTGTTGTGTGCATGGTCGCCACGAACAGCTGGAACGATATGTGGAGTGCATGTCGCTGGAATTGAGAACCAAAGCTATGGGTATGCAGCACCCATATGTCAGGAATGGTTAGAACATAACATCCAAGCTGCAAGGAAAATAGGGTTAAAAACTCAATCGTTAGACGCTGTCGTCGATGTGATGTCTTCACCCTATGGACACGGAGTAATGGGAGATTACTCGTTTTGGGATGATTCATTGGAAACAGTGGATGTTGTTCCTGAAGGAAGGACTGGTTATGCTGGAACGATGAAACCGCGCTTTGCTGAGCGTATTTGTTTCAAGACTGACATAGTCCCAACACCAATTCATGGAGTAGCATTCCCTGTTTTGACAGGCCCAAGTGTGAAAGGGAAGAAAGATGAGCGACTTTCTTCCGACCGGAAAGAAGATCCAGAGTACACCCCTCTGAATTTCGGTTATCGAAAATATGCTCTAGGTACAGTACCATTTTGCCAACGTTTGTTGTCTCTGGCTACTGCTCTTATTACCGCGAGGTTGATGAGAGTGGTTCCAGTAGGGATGACTAAACGGGTACTGACTGAATCGGAGGCAATAAATGGAGTGCCCCAAGCCGGATACAGTCGCATTAACATGGCGACGAGCCCAGGATTACCGTATAAGCAATGGAAACCAGTGGGAGCGAAAGGAAAGAGATTTCTGTTTTCAGAAAATAGAGATCAGCTTTATCGGATTGAGAACTCCTACTTAAGAAAAGCAGTGGATGAATACGAACAGCTTGCCCGAATGGGTAAGAGATATTTTAGCCTGACCTACCTAAATCTAAAGGATGAGAGGAGGTCGTTGGCGAAGATAGCGGAAGGTTCTACACGGCTTTTTGATTGCATGCCTTTGCATTATACAATTGTTTGTCGGAAATACTTCGGTGCGTTTGTGACTGCAATGAATCAACACGCGACTCAATTGCCCTCAGCAGTTGGTATCGACCCAGAAGGACCCGCTTGGACGACGCTCTTTCGACGACTAAACCGTTTCGGCGGCAAAGTTATTGCAGGAGATTTTAAAGAGTGGGACGGACGATTAGATCCAGATACAATGATGAGAGCGGTTGATGTAATAAACGCTTGGTACGGGGGTAGTGAAGCTGACAAGATGGCCAGACAGGTCATTTTGGAGGATGCTATCTATGCCTATTCCTTGTGTGGAAATACAATCGTGTTTAAGACCCAAGGTTTACCGTCAGGAATGGCTATAACCGCGGATTTTAACGGACTTTGCAATCTACTTTATATGGTAACAGCTTTCCTGAAGATGGCAGAAGATGCTAAATTCAGTTTGTCGCCAGATATGGTGTGGGATTACCTTGAAATGACTTTCTACGGAGATGATCATGTGTTAGCCCCCCATCCTGACGTACAACACTTCTTTAATTTTAATACTCTCAAAAAGTATTTTAGTGACCACCGCATCACTTACACCGATGCGCTAAAGAGAGGTGGAACGTGCCCGGACTTTACTCAATTGGAAGGTGAAACTTCATATTTGAAAAGACGATGGACACGAAACGCACGAATGCCTTCTAGAATGAATTCGCCAATTGAGGAGAAATCCTTGACAGAATTGTCGAATTGGATTCGGAAATGTGATGATCAACACACCGCATTATACGATAACCTGAATGACTTGAAGGCCTTCGCTTACCAACACGGCGAAGTGTATTATGACGAAACAATGAGAAAACTGAACATTGCCCTCCAACAAAGAGCGGCGGTGGATCTGTCTACCAGTTCTACAACGAATTGGACAACATTGGTTGACCCTTATGATCATCTGGATGCTAAATGGCATGATGGTTTTGAGAACTAGGGTCACTGTACCATTCCTTTTGGGAGTGGAGTTGCAGGAAGAGTACTAGTCTGCGGACCGTGCTCTATCAAGTGCATTACTTTTGTTAGTCGTGCACAAATAACCTAGGTTAAATACGGGAAGGTATTTAACCCCG